TGTCTAATGTTCTTACTTTAATTGTTTCTCCATCATAAAAAGCAGTTAGATTAAACATCTTAAATATAGATGTTAAGAAATCTATTACTTTCATCTTAGGCATATTATCGACTACATTTAATTCTACAAAAATACCATTTGAACCTCCGTTGTTAAAGGTATATGTTGCAGCATAACCACCACTAGGTCCATCTTGGTCTTCAATCTCTACATTTATAGTAAGTCCATTTACCTGTATTCCTGATATGCCTGCATTCTCAGTTTTTACCCTAAGAACAGGTTTAAATATCTGTGTGCCAAATCCAGTAAAAGCATCTTTTCTTAATGTAAAAGTTCTAGAGACTGCAATTCCGTCTCCAGAATGTTCTGAAGTACCTATAACTTCTCCTGAAACTGAATCAAATAACTCTAATGTATATACACCTGAACCAGAAGGAGTGACATTTATAACATACTCATAATAAGTCTCTATAGTATCTCCTGCATCATATACGATAGATGCTACTAATTCAGTGTTAGAATTACTTCTAGGGTCAGAAAAGCCTGTAGCAAAAGTATATTGATTTAAAAACAATTCAAAAGAAGCTATTGCTATTTGTGAAGATAAATCTCCTTTTTCTCTATGCAACCATAGGTACAACTCATAGAATGAAGCATTAGATGTGCTAAAGAAGTCATTTGTTCCGTTTTTAGAGAATGTTATGCCATATTTATCTTCTATTCCTAAAATTATGTGATATAATCTAATAGCTGGTTTTAAATCTATTAAAGATATTCCTGCTGGATGTTGAGTACTTCCAGAAGAAGATGCTACGTTCCTAGACACAACATCTTCTCTTAAAGGAGGTCCTGAACTATGTTGTGAGTCATAATAATAATGAGAGTTACCACTTATAAAAGGATAACATAAGTCACCTGCTGTACTACCACTATTATTAACCTGCAAAGAGCCTGAAACTAAATTATATCCATCAGTAAACCCTGTTTCTGCTACTGAAGCAGTATATAGCTGGTTAAATTGAGATAAATATGCATCTGAGTAAGAAGCTAAGTCATCTAACTCATCATCACCAAAAAGCAGGTTAAGATTTACTGTTTTACCATAAAATACAGCCTTATAAGCAAAAGCAACTCCGTTTTTCATGCTTACGCTATTTAAACTAAGAAATCCTTTCTTATAATCCTGTCCATTTATCTTTATTAATGCTTCTCTCTTTACTCTAGCATCATAACCACCTATAATATCAAAATTATAGTAGTGTTTAAAGATTAAGTTGTTAGTAGAACTAGCAGGTAAGCTAAATTGCTGTGTAAAGTCTGTAAATACCTTAGCTATATCTCTAATATCTTGTATTGAGTTAGTTATGTTGATAGATTCTTCTGAAAAGATGTCTAATCGCTTATAAGTTACAGTTTCACCAAATTCTGCTGTATTTATGTATATTTCTACTTCTCTACGCATATTATCTTACGTTGTTTATCTTATCAAATGCAAATTCTAGTTCTATTGTGTAATTTATTAGCTTATCATCTAATTTAGTCTTAAAAGAAAGGCTAGATGAGGTTAATCTAACAGGTAAAGTCTTCTCATTGTATTTTATCCATATTTTGTCACTTAAAGACATCTGTCTAAATACTTCATTGTAAGATTCTGGATAGAATCCTGTATTTAAACTTAGTTTTTCTTTAGCATTAACGTGAAAAGTACTATATTGATGTCTATTGGTTGCATAATCCCTAGAACCATTAGTGCCTATTAAGTTAGACTTAAACATCTCATCTTTCTTAGTCATACTAAGATTACTTCTCTTAAAGAACCATAAATCTTGATAAACACCATACTTGTTTATAAACGTGACCTTATAAGGTGTGTATTTACATTCTTCTATATTTTGTATTTTTAATACGCTAACACCTTCTACTGCATTTACTATAACCTCATCAACTGGATAAATAGTTTCATTCCTTAAAAATCGTTGTATACAAGCATTATCCTCAAATGTTCCTCCAGAATCCTCCACTCTACCTCTATAGCTGTCTATGTCTGCTGAAGCAGTACTTACATATTGTACTTGGTCTTGTATATTTAAATTAGCAGTAGGAGTCCATACATATATTTGCTCCCCTTTGTTAAAGAATGCAACAGAAGTTGTATTTTCATTATCTACAGGAACTCTTAATGGATTATCATCTGGTTTTAGGATAGTTGTGTTTGATTGTAAGTATCCTTGAACAAACTGAGGGTTTGAGCCATCTTCAAAGTAACCATATCCATAAAAGGCTCTATTACCAAGACTTTCTACTGTAGTTCCTGCTGTTGTTCCTACAAATGGTGTTATTTTGTAATCTACATAAATTGTTGTATTATCTGTAGAAGAACCAGCAATACTTGGATATTCTCCATCAAAAGCTGCTGTTATATAATCTCTTATAAGCTCACTTATTTCAAAGCTTAACTTGCTACTAGTTGCTGTTGAACTTAGAGTGTATTGTGGACTGCCTTGCCAAGTTGTGTTTGCTGTACCTAAGTATATTAACATCTCTAATGTAGCACTTGTTAGACCTACTACTCCTACTTGGGCAAAGTATGGACTTCTTACGTTTATTTTAGCCATTTGTTTTTATTTTATCAAATTCTTTTGTTAGTTCCTTATTAAACGCTTCTAATATAGCATCATCAAATTCATCTAATGTGTTGTTTATTGCTCTGTCTATAAAATTACTTCCTTTAAACTGAAACTTTTCTAATGTACCTCTTCTAGATATACTTCTGCTAATAAGAAATGATATCTTATTGTAATTATAGTCTGTCTGTTTAAGGTATCTGCCAGTAGTATTGTCTCTAAGACGTATACCTTTGACTCTTAACCACTCCTCAATTCTATTTCCATTAGGTGGTCTTTTACCTGCACGAATACCTTCGTCTATAGCTCCACCATAAGCATCCATCGTTATTGTTAAAGCATTACCTACTACGTCCTCTGCTTTAATATTATTAGCTAACTTGCCAGTAGCTATAGTTTCATCCATGTATAGCTGCTCTTTAAGCCTAGAAACTGTTTTCCTACCTAGTCTGGTAAGTGCTATTGTTATAAAACTAGTGTCCATTAGCAGATACTTATATCATTTCTCATTATTATATCTATATCAGCTCCCCATCCTACTAATTCATTCTCAAATCTGTCTTTAAATGGCTGAACAGAGATATTATCGTCTACTTGTAGTAATTCTTCTCTTAAAGTACCTCTTTTTAGCTTAGAGTACACTAAATTGACTACTTGCAACTGTGTATTCATTATATCTTGTAAATTATCGTTGCCATAGAACAAATCATAGCTATAATCCTGTTTATTGTAGTCTAATATGTCTGCACATAGTACTTGAAGTGTAAAAGTGATAGTATTTGAGCTTATTACAGCATTTGAGATGTTTAAGTGTGTTAAAGGGAATATATCTGTCTTATTTAGGTTAATTTCAGTAATATCTCCAAAACTAACACTATTAACGTGCTTATTTAATCTTAATTCGTCCTTTAACTTGTCTAATAAGTCATATACTTGTGTCATATCTATTTTTTATGTGCTCTTTTTATTAAAGCATTCTCTAAATTTGTTTTATCCTTTATATATTCCAAATACATTAAACAGGTATGTATTGGAAGTCTGGTTGCTTCATCAATTCTAGCTGCATCTTCTTTAGCGATTGTAAATATTGATTGATACCAACCCCACTTTTGTCCAAAGTTCGCTTGAGCTGAGGTGGAACTCCCTGTTTCTTCAACACCTTCACTAAATAATCCACCGTATAACTCGGTAATTTTCTCCCTAAACGATAAAAAAAAACCATCGCCCCTATCGCTACATTAACTGGCATATCCAACATTACATCTGAGTACTTATGACTCCCTTCATAATCCATAACTCTATAAAACTCCTTCTTCTTAAAGATAATAGGTCTGAATAAGACAGCCATTGCTTTATGCATATTCTGCCAATCAGATATATTATTATCTAAATCAATAAACTCTCCAAATGACATATCATCTAACTTTGGTATAAAACCAAACTCAACAATAGTCTCCTCTCCATATTCATCTTTAGCAGACATCTCAAATCTGTTGACTAAAGGTGTCTCTTCCTTAAAACATCTATTTAATGCATCAATAATAAAATCAAAGTTGTTTAGAGGTACTTTAAAAGTATCCTCTATATCTAGGTTACAAAATATCTGTAACATCTTTGTCTTAATATACACCTCATCTTCCTTATCCCATTTATCTAACACTTTTAGATAATCCTGATACTGTCTTAATGTTATACCCTCTAACTTAGTAGGTACTTCTAACTTATATTCTTTTACCATACTATGATAACGAAATCCACTACTTTTTGTTTTAACAGTATAAAAAAACAAAATTAAAAAATATCGTTATCTATATAGACAGTTGCAAATCTGTATAAGTTGCTACACTTTAGGCATAGACTCCTATTGGTTCAGGTAACCTAAATCTCCTTGAGAATTGCGATACTAAATCCTTTTGTTATTTTCGTGAACGCCCTAGTATCATTCAACTCAACGAGTACATCAGCTAACCAGTTGTCTAGCCAACAACATTTAAAGTAACATATATAAAGAGGGGGGCGAATAAAACTCCATCAATACACCTTTTAAATACTCAACTCGTTTTAAAATTATATTTATATTTTTAGAATATGAGTTTTAGAATAATTCGTTTTTGTAATGAAATCATAAGAGTGGGCTACTTACCAAACCAATCTCCAATTTACGTTAAATTACTATATAATTACATTAAAATAATATATTTTGAATCGTTTT